TAATTGCAATAGGTTGCATGGCCGGTTGTTATTATGCTGGACATCATTTGGCAACAAAAAAAATGTTTGAACCTATCATTTCAAAAATGCTAGATAAGCTGGAATCGGATGGTTTTATCTATACCACCACCGACAAAGATGGTGAGAAAGAACTCATTCCTATTTCTGAAGTAATTGCTAAAACATTGCGAGATGCAATAAAATCTTCAAAATACCCTTGACAATTTTAATATAATATGATATATTGATAATTATGCACATATTACCATCTTACTTTACAACTACAAATACCCGCAAACGTAAGAAATCTAAGAAATCCAAATCTTTGATTGAAGCAGAGCGGCAACATGCAAAGTTTGTAAAGAAAACAGTTGGCATTCGTAGCTCAGTTGGAATAGAGCAACGGTCTTCTAAACCGTGGGTCGCTGGTTCGAGTCCAGCCGAGTGCGCCAATAAACGGAGTGTAGCACAGTCTGGTAGCGCACCTGCTTTGGGAGCAGGGGGTCAGAAGTTCGAATCTTCTAACTCCGACCAATTTTATAATCCAACGATGGCTAAACCAGAACCAAATGTATATAGTGGTGAGCGTAAACTTATCGGTATTGCCACGATGCATAAATCTACCAGTGTCCCTATTTTTGAGGACAATAAAGAACTTGCAACAGAGATTGCAAGGATGAGGAGATAACGTGAAAATCGAAGTACGAAATAATAATGTTGACAAGGCGATGAGGATTCTAAAGAAGAAACTCACCGAAGATGGGTTCTTTAATGAACTACGAGAACGAGAGCATTATGTATCGAAGGGTGAGAAGAGGCGACACGAACGTGCTGCATCTAAACGCCGGCAGAAACGTAATCTTGAAAAACGAATGGAAGAACAGGGATACTAATCCAATGCCACGCAAGAAGAAGATAACTGCTACTACAGACAACAGTGAGTGGGAAGCGCCTAAGAAACGCAAACCTCGCAAACCTATGACTGATGAGCAGAAAGTTGCAGCATCAGAACGTCTTGCAAAAGCAAGAGAAGCTAAATTAGAAAAGAACCCTGATTATGGTAAAACTAACATTCATGCAAGTCTACGGAAGCTTCCTGATGATCACCAATTAAGTCCTGCTAAAGTTAAGCAATGGATCAAAGTACAGAAGGACTATGCGAAGTCTGAACGTGCGGGTGTCCGTCAAAAGATTAAGGGTGCAGAAGCAAGACTTGCTGACCATGAAGCGTATGTTCGTAATATGCAAGCATACCTTCGCACAGGGACATGGGTTGATATGTTCTATGGTGAACAACAACAAGGTAAGATTCGCAACAGATGTGTTGCAATCGCTTACTACTGGTATGGTCCGAAGAAGGGCCAACCAAAAAGAAATGTAGGAACTTTTTACCCTGATATGGGGTGTACCTATACACAAGAAATGCTTGAAGAGGATAATGGATATGAGCGACCAAGAGACGACACCACCGGAGAACGTGATAAAGGGCCCGTGGTCCGCAAAAAGCGGAAGAGAAGTAAAGCTTCCTGATAAGGATGTTCTTGCACACCACCAAGATATTCAGTTCGCTGAAGAACTTACTCAGAGTTTGATGGTTCAGATGATTCATACGATGAGTGAGAATGGTATTGCTGTTGGTGAGAAAGATTTCATTCGTGATATGGCCATGCTGATTGAGTTGGTTACAGGTTCTATTTACAGAGATATGGAAATGGTTCATCCAACACACAAGTTCATGGAAGAGTTTGTTGATATTATGGAATCTGGTGATACATTTGAAACCGATGTTGATTTTGATACCATTACTGAACTTGCAAATTTAATAGAGGAAGATGATGATGACCCAGAAATTTCATGAACCATTTAGTCCAGCAATCCTAGAGACAACAGTGACAAAGAGATTTGTAAAAATTGTTAACGATGTATCTGATGATGTTCTTTCTAGTGAAGAAAAAAGTAAGAGGTGGGATTGGTCAGGCAAGCTTGTTGGTAAGGTGAGTAAAGAAGTTCTGATTCCTCTTACTAGTGAAGAAGACAAACAATATCTTCTCAAAACTGTGAAACAGGGTTGTCTTGATTATCTGAATTATATGATTAAGAAGGGGAGAAATAATCCTTGGACTCGAATGAACACTGGAAATTGGAATAAAGAACCTACATTGGATAATATCCATCTAGATCATAGTTGGGTAGTTAGTCAGTATGCTGGTGAATTCAATCCTTTTCATCATCACAATGGAGATTTTTCTGGTGGTATATATCTCAAGGTGCCGGAAGGTATGAATGATGAATGGGACGAAGATTTCCAAGACCACTATCCTGCAAAGGGCTTGATCGAATATGCATATGGTGAAACACAGTCTTTTAGATGTGACAATTTGAAATTCAAACCAGAAGTAGGAAAGTTTCTTGTATTCCCCTCTTGGTTGAAACATCTTGTGTATCCATTTTCAGTAGATGGTGAACGGCGCATGATGAGTTTCAATGCGTCAGTTGTTGGTCAAGGTGAACCGCCGACAAAGAGTTATAAATAGAACGAAAGAATAATTATGATATTAGTTGATATGAACCAGATTTCAGTTGCATCCGTAATGATGCATCTGCACATGACAAAGCAGACTGCACCTGATGAGGATATGGTTCGCCATATGATCCTCAATTCCCTACGCATGTATCGCATGAGGTTCTGCGATGAGTATGGTGAGCTGGTTCTCTGCTATGACTCCAAACACTACTGGCGTCGGGACTATTACCCTGAGTATAAGCACAGTCGCAAGAAGGGCAGAGAGTCCTCTACTAACGATTGGGATGCTATCTTCGAGGTGTTGAATGCAATCAAAGCAGAAATTAAAGAGTTCTTCCCATACAAATTTCTAGAGGTCTATGGAGCAGAGGCAGATGATATTATTGCTGTCCTTGCTGGTGAGTTGGAGTTCGACAACGGTAAGACGTTGATCCTGTCCGGTGACAAGGATTTCATTCAGTTGCAGAAGTTCCGTAATGTAACACAGTACAGCCCAATCACCAAGAAATTTGTGAACGGCATTGACCCATACATCTATCTGGATGAGCATGTTCTAAAGGGCGACAGTAGTGACGGTGTTCCTAATGTTTTATCCCCAGATAATACCTTCGTGGATGGCATCCGACAGAAACCACTAAGTAGAAAGAAGATTCAGGCTATGGTTGCTGGGGATTTCCCCAACGATGAGGTCAAACGGAACTTCCAGAGGAATAAGAAATTGATTGATTTGGGGGAATCACCACCAGAGTTATTTTTTGAGATATTGAAAGAGTACCAAGAGGCACCAGAAGGTGACCGAAGTAAACTACTAAATTATTTTACACAAAAGAGGTTGCGTAACCTCGTTGAATCGATAGGAGAATTTTAATGGCAATCGACACATATACACGCAGTTTTGCAGAGATTTTGACACAAGTTTCTAAGACTAAAAGCAAGAAGGAAAAGGTAAGTTTTCTGAGGCAGTACCAGACAGATGCACTTCGCATGATCTGCAAGGCATCCTTTGATCCTAAAATTGAATGGGTGCTACCGGAAGGTGATGTACCATACACGGTGAATGATGCTCCAGAAGGAACAGAACATACCCTGCTGCAGCAAGAGGTCCGCCGACTGTATCACTTCATCAAGGGTGGTAATCCTGCCCTAAATCAGAACAAACGTGAAATGATGTTTGTCCAGATGCTTGAGGGTCTTCATGCAGATGAGGCAGAACTATTGATCGCTGCAAAGGACAAGACCCTGCATCGTAAGTACAAGGGTCTATCGGATAACGTGGTCAAGGAAGCATTTGATTGGGATGATGATTATATCCGAATCGAACAGGAACAATATCCTCAGTCTAAAGGACTCGCCAATGGCTAACTTTTTTTGAGAATCCTTTAGAATCAATGACTTAGCGTGTACGATTTTTGTTGACAAACTCTGTTATATGGTCTATACTAAGGTATAAACTAAGGAAACAAAGGAAAAGACATGAACAACGAAATGACCACCCTGATTGAGAACATCAAAACTGACTATTTGGAATGGACCACACGGTGTGCTGGTGCCAAGCTTGGTGGCACTGGTGAACTGACGGAAGTCAATGAGAAGATGATTGATGAGTTCAACGAGGAAATCACCTACAAGACGGGTTCAAAGTACATCAAAGTCTTCCGTGAAGGTGGCAGCGTTTGGGGTTTTGTTGTCAACACTGACAAGGACAAGAAGTTCAAGAAGGGTGACATTCTGAAAGCCGCTGGTTATGCTGCTCCTGCTCGGAACAAAGCACGGGGAAACATCGTTGAC